GTGGAGAAATTGTATGACATTTGAGAAATTCATTGCAAAATCAACATACAGGCTCTTAAAATTTGAACCACATAGAAGAAAACAATATAGAAAAGCACGGTACAGGAAAATGGCAATGCGGTTTGAATTATCTACGCTCCTTGATGAAATTGATTTGGATGGAGAGTATGCAACCGGAGAAAAAGTGTATGTTGTAAAGTGAAGAATGATTTAATTCCCTAAATGGTCAAATAAATAATCAAGTGATAATCATTTATAATTCGACAAGCACAACACATCAAACTGAAGTATGTGATAATGGATGGCGTCGTGAGAATATCGTGAGAAAATCATGCGAATAAATGTTGGAGCCTTTGTGATACAAAGAATTGTCTTGTGAGAAGATTGTGAGAAGTGAGGAAGAAACTGAAGGAGAGAGTAGTAAAACATCCGCGAAATTACTACTTTTTGACTACTTTTCACGGCACCGATTTAATTCATTAACAATTAACAAAAAAGAAAGGTAGGAATCTCATTATGAAATACGCAATTATCAAAGTTATCAACGGCAACTATTTTATTCACGCTGAAGGAATCACTGTCCTTGAATCCGCAAAGACGCAGTTCCACGGCCTGTGCCAGACCCTGTGGAACGCGTCTGATGTTATTTCCGCTTATGTGGAGATCGTGGATGAACAGCTGGACTGTGTGGAAGGTTATAAGGAGCTCATCCACCATGATGTTCCCAATGCCGAGTAAAGAAAATTAGCTGAATGCCTTCTGATGTTCCATGTGAAGCTGGTTATTATCCTGTTTTGCGTAGATCAGTGTGGTTTGTGGATTGGTATGTCCCATGAGCTCCTGTAGCTTGTCGAGTGGCATACCATTCCGCAGGCCGACCGTGGCGAAGGTATGACGGAGTTTGTGCGGATAGGTACGGATTCCTGCACGTTTCCCGACGGTCTTCACGATGTTTTCAAGCGCATGGGACTTCAACTGCTGATGCGGTGCTTTTACGCTTGTCCATAGGGCGGGACTGAGGTGGCCACGTTTCTCGAGATATGCTTTGATGGACACCTTGGCTTCATCGTTGAAGTATACGGTCCTTTCCTTGTTGCCTTTGCAGTACCGAAGATGGACGGAATTATTCTCCCAGTTAATGTCTGAGAGAAGAACGCCAGCACATTCACTGACACGGCAGCCAGTAGAATAAAGGAAATCAATCAGGGCTTTTTCGCGGACGTTTTCACAATGCCATCTGAGGTCCTCGAGATTGTATGTCGTCAGCGGTTCGCGGCGCTTCGGCTGGTATTTGATCTTATCGACCTTCGCACATGGATTCCGTTGCAGATATTCATTATCCACGAGCCACTGGAAAAAACTGTTCAGCGTAATCCGGACATTATCAACATAGCAGTCTGAAGCATTGCGCTCCATCTTGAAGTTGAACAGGTAGATCCGAATATCATTTGCCTTTATGTCCATGTAGGATTTGTTGACAGTGCTGAAAAAGTGAATCAGTTTATACCGATACTGCTTGAGCGTGTTCTTGCTCAGATTCGCAACGCCTTTTGAGGCCAGGTAATACTTCACAACTTCCGGGAGCCCGCTTGTCGAGATGATTTCCATCGGCTTTTTGCTGATTTCGTAATCATTCATGGTAATGTCGACCATGCTGAGGACGTTCTTGATCGTTTCGGAATCGGTGATAACGGAGGCGAGGTTCATTGTGAGAACGGTACGGAAATTTTCGTAACAGGTTTCCTGTGACATAAAAAACACATCCTTCCTTGATTTGGGCGGAGGGATGTGATAATATCAATCACTGGAGGATGTCTCGACCACATCTTCCGCCGGAGCGTGAGCGGTGGCAGCCGCAAGCGCTCTTTTCTTATACCCATTATAAGTCCGGAACCGTTGAAATGAAAGGGGAACAAAAACATTTTATGAGTTGGATTGGATGGGCAGTGGTCATTATCATGGTGTTCAATGTGGTATTTTTTAGCGCATTGATCATTTACGATCTGATCCGCGAGTGGAGGGACAAACATGAACAGCACTGAATATGTCAGCACGCTGCTGGAATCGCTGATCCAGAAGGGGACACCGAAGCCGGACATCGTCCGGTCGATCAGTACCGCCTGCGTCGGCTGGCCGTATGTGTTCGGTGCCTGGGGCGAGATCTGCACGCCTGCCGGCAGGAAACGCAGGTACAGGGACGATCATCCGACCATCAAGACGGCGTGCCAGGTTCTGAACGGCAAGGCCGGATCTTGTGACGGCTGTAAGTGGAATCTGCCGGTCCGGATGTACGATTGCCGGGGGTTTACGGATTGGTGCCTGAAACAGGTCGGCATCGACCTTCAGGGAGAAGGCGCGACCAGCCAGTGGAACAGCAATAAAAACTGGGTGCTGAAGGGTAAAATCAGCGAGATGCCGCGGGACCGTGTCTGCTGTGTGTTCGTCCAGAAGGGCGAGAAGATGTTGCACACAGGCCTGTACCTGGGCGATGGATCCACCTGTGAATGTTCTTCCGGTGTACAGTATTTCAAGACGATGGAGAGCAAGTGGACGCACTACGCAGTGCCGGCAGGCCTGTATGATGATACACCCACACCGGCACCGACACCTTCACCTGACAAAAAGCCGACGCTGCGGCGCGGGGACACAGGCGATTATGTCAAACTGGCCCAGGCAGAACTGATCCAGCGCGGGTATGACCTGGGAAACTACGGCGCGGACGGAAAGTTCGGCGCGAAGACCGAAGCGGCCGTCAAACAGTTCCAGCAGGATTGGGGACTGACCGTTGACGGGATCATCGGGCAGAAGACCTGGGAGATGCTGGACAGCACACCGGTGGCGGTCAAATATTACGTTATCATTCCACACCTGAGCCTGAAGGACGCGGAGGCCCTGGCGGCTCTCTATCAGGGAACACAGATTATCAAGGAGGATGATGCTTAATGGAACTGTCACAGATCCTGAGCGTCTGCGGTGTGTCCGGGATAATCTCCGGCCTCGTGGGCGTACTGATCGCGGTGTTTCTGAAACGTCCTCTGGAAAAGCGGGTGAAGGAAAGCGAGGACGCCAGCGCAAGGGTGGAGGCCCAGAACAAGGCCACGCAGCTGGGCGTCCAGGCATTACTCCGGGACCGGCTCCTGCAAGCGTTCAATTTCTATCTTGCCCGCGGATGGATCAGCGCAGGAGAGCGGGACAATGTGGATAATATGTATGTCCAGTATGAGGCGCTGGGCGAAAACAACGTGATCAGCGACATATACAACCAGGTCAGAGCACTGCCGTCGATCGAGCCGGAGGCCCGTCCGATGGCGGCGCACGCGATCGCACAATAAGAAGGAGGATCGTTATGAAAATGAGCAACAAGGTTTATGATGTTCTGAAGTTCGTGGCCCAAATCGTACTGCCGGCGCTGGCTACGCTGTGGGCCGCCCTGGGGAAAATCTGGGGATGGCCTCTGGTGACGGAAATCACCGCGACGATCTGTGCGGTGGATACGTTCCTCGGTGCCCTGCTGGGCATCAGTTCGATGCAGTATAACAAAGAAAAACAACCGCCTGATGAAGAATAAAACATCACGCCCTGGGAGCGATCCCGGGGCGGTTTTTTACGTTATACAGCTATCTTGAAAACAATGACTGGATATGTTTCGGCTACGTACAGTGATGGGGGCTTGACTGTACGAAAGCCGAACCGGTTAGCATCAGGAACACGATCAAGCGGAGGCATGCTGTCAGGCGGAATTCTGCCGACATCATCCACCACATTGATGGCGACTTCCATCCAGTTATCATAGACCATGACGGAATTGATCAAGGCGTCTGACAGGGCTTTCAGATGATCCGGATCATTACACTTCCCTTCCATGTTCTTTTCCAGCAGGAAGCGGATCCTGTCCTCTGAGATGATTTTCTGATCTGCTGCCTTATGGAATGCGATGCTGTTTTTCAATTCTTCTTCCTTGGCGGACAGACGTTCCAGCATGGCTGCTGTCTGCTTTGTCCAGATGCCGTCGCAGATGGCCCGAGTGATGTTGTCGATCTTACGGGTCACATCCTTCAGTTCTGCTTCCAGTTTCTGCGCGGGGGATGTCTTTTGATTGGCTTTCAGTACATTGTAGATCATCCTGACGTATCTGGTTATGGTGGACTCATTCAGGATCTTATTGAAGATAAAATCAAAAAGCGGCGCTTCCAGGTTGCGCTTATGGTTGTAACGGGCCGTGCACTGGTGGAGCTTTACATTGCTGCATACATAGTACAGATACCGCTTATGATTGCGACCGCTGCCATAATGTCCGTAGATCGGAGCTCCGCAGAGCCCGCAGGTGCATTTCCCGGATAAATAGTATGGCTCCGGTGCTTTTTCCTTATGACGGAACGTTTTCTTCCGCATGGCCTGGCACTGCTCAAACAGATCATCGTCAATGACCCGCGGCATGGCGCCTTCTATGCGTACACCGGAATAATGATACACGCCGATATAATTCTCATTGCGAAGGATATACAGGACGGTGGACTTCTGAAACGGTTTGCCGCATTTGGACATGATGCCGTCCGCTTCCATGGCCCGGACGATATCGGCGAAGGAATGCCCCTGGGAATACAGGTCGAAGATCCGGCGCACGATGGCGGCCTCCGCCTCATTCACGGAGAACCGGTTATCCGGCGTCCTGTCGTATCCATATGCAAGGTGGCCGTTGTATAAGCCTTTGATGGCATTATCATGCAGGCCGCGTTTGGTGTTTTCCGAGATGGTGCGGGAATACCATTCGGCCAGGGCTTCCAGCATGCCCTCTGTGAGGACGCCGGCGGCGCCGTCCGGGATCGGCTCCATGGCATACACAACGGACACGCCGTTGTCCGCAAGCTGCCCCTTGTAGATGGCGGATTCCCGGCGGTTTCGTCCGAATCGGTCAACCTTCCATGCAATCACTGTATCAAAGGCGCCGGTGGCGGATGCCTGGATCATGGACATAAACTCTGTACGGTTTTCAATATTATGAAATCCGGATTTGGCGTGATCCGCGTACTCATGGAC